AGTAGTCTTGGCTCTGCATTATCTCCTACAATCAAACCACTATTAGCGTGTTTAAGGTTTAGTTCTGCAATTTGTGATGTGGTTAGCCTTGGCAAGTAAAAACATTCCTTTAAATAAATTGTTTTGGTGCTGGTGTTTATGTTTACCTCAGCTAAGGTACTTGGGTCTGCTGCAAAACCGTAATCTTGACCCCACACACTTACGCTATGTCTTTTAAATTCCCCTATACTCCAGTTGCTAAATATAACACCCTCAGCTTTAGACATCCAAGCACCCAGCATTTGTTGTTTGTACTTCTCTGGTCTGCGCTTACGCATTTGGTCTATTTGGTCTATGTAGCTTTTAGATAGGTTATCTATGTTGTCTATGTAAGTGGTGTGTATGTAGGTTGTGTTTTCTTTTTGTGTATTGCTACCCTCTTGTACCCCTCGTTCCTCAAAAAAACGTCTGTATATAAAGTGTTCTTTGGTTGTGGGGTTTAATATCAGTATTACTCTATTGGGTTTGCCTTGTTGCCTTACACTTAGGTCTATGGTGTCAAACTTTTGCTCGTCTGTTAGTTCCTCAGCTTCATCTACTACCCAAGTAGTTATACCTTGCAAAGATTTAAGGTTTGCTGTCTGGTCGCCACTTGAAGTCTTTATACCTCTAAATATTATTTTGCTGCCAGTCTTTTTGTTTATTATTTCGTCTTTAGTTATGTGGAAGTGTTCTATCGAGCCAAACTGTTCTAACTTGTCTAAGAACTCTGGTATAATTGAAATGTATGCTGAGGTTAGTGTATAGCGTGTAAATAGTATAACGTGTCCAGCTTCATAGGTAAGCATAACTAAAAGGGCGTTTACTGAAAATGACTTTCCAGACCCACGCCCACCACTAACTATAAAATACCTACTATCGTTTTCAATAATAGGCATATATTTTTTCTTTACCTCAATCAATGTCAGTCTACGAACTTAATTAAATCTCTAAAATTGATGTTTAAACCCTCAGAACTATTGATGTCCATACTTTCCTTTGGCTTACCGTAACGATAGCTTAAATAGGTTTGTAAGGCTCTCATATCGCCTTTGGCTACTAACTTACCTAACGTTTCTATCGCTTCGTCTTTGTCTATTATATTATCTAAGCGTTCTATTAGCTTTTGCTCTTGTGCCTTTGGCTTTCTACCAGCACCTTGTCTTGCACCACCATTGTTTATTCTTTTGTCCATAATTGAAAAAGATTGTTTATTCAATAATATATAAACAAACTTATTTTTTTTTAGAATAACCTTTGTTGTGCTTTGTGTTGCTCTATTCTTTTTATTGCTGCATTGTAATATTCTTTGTCTAATTCACAAGCTGTTAAATCATATCCTAAATTATGACAAGCTATTGCTATTGAGCCACTACCTAAATGTGTATCTAAAATTCTAAAACCATCTTTAGCATAATTCATTAAAAGCCATTCATATAACCTTGTAGGCTTTTGAGTTGGATGTATTCTTATTGGGTCTGGGTTATATCTGCCGATGTATGCGTGTTGCCATAATTTATTGTTACCCTTGCAATTACTCCAAGCTAATTCACAATCATTCATAAAATTTGCTCCGTTCATTTTATCCCATATAATTATACTTTTAGTTGGTTGTAATTCATTCATAAAGTATTGAAACCCCCATATAATTTGTTTTTTACTTACTCTTATTAGTTCGTCAAAATATTCTCTTTCTGGTTTTATATCCCATTCGTTTGCTTTTCGAGTGTTTTCCATTGTTTTAAAACCTATTTGTTCTGTAATCACTCCATAAGGTGGGTCTACAATAGCAAGGTCAAAGTAGTTATCTTCATACCTTGCCATTAACTCCATATTGTCCTCGTTTGTTATTAGCATAATACTGGGTTTTTAACTTGCCTTTTTAATTTAGCACCTTTTACCTTTTGGGGCTGTATCTGTGGCTTTGTAGCTTTTATTAGCTTATCGTATGGCATCAGCCTTGTACCTATAAATTGCATAAGGTTTTCTGTTTCCCATTTGCTTAGTACTTGTGTTATTTCTTTTATTAGTTCTTTGTTTTGTGGTTTAAGTGTTGTTTGTTTCACTACCCTTTTCTTTCTTGGCATTTTGCACAAATCAACGTTTAACCTAAACTGTCTAACTATCTTGTTAAATATTACTTTGTCGCTGTGTGTAATTGTGTGAAAAGTTCTAACGTGATAAATTGCACAGTCGTGAGATACGCCTATTTTACCTCCTAAAAATTGTAATGTGTGTCCAGCTTCTTTAGCCAATTTACAATATACCTTTCTTGCATACGAGTATTGTCTTTGTCTTACTCTTTGTGTTATATCAAATCCGTAAAGGGTGTTTAGTTCTTTTATTAATTCGTCTAAGTTCATATTAAAATAGTTCTGTTTGTTTTACATTTTGTTTTGTTATTACTCCTATCGCTGTTTCAAGTATTGTTTTACCAGCTTCATAATCTACTAAGTTCCTTGCTATTTTGTTCATCGGTTGCTTCCCTTTGTATTGCCTAAAGTTGTAGTCGTGGAATTTACATAACCCATCTACTTCGTTTTTAGCAGAAGATATTGCAAATCTTCTATCTCCTAAATCACTTGGCAAATTAAAATTAGTCCAATATAAGTGCCTACCTCTTTTTTTAGGGTTTAGTAAAGGCTCGTAATAGGGTATAACATTCTCCACCACATACTTACCCTTAAAGTGATAATTTAGTAGTAATATTTCTTGGTAAAGTTTCATATCTGGATATATAGGACTTTTACCATTTGCACCTATTGACCAATATCTTGCTCTTGAATGTGTAGGGCAAGGTGGGCTACTCCATATAAAATCATACTCTTTGTAGTGGTCTAATAAATATTGGTGTGCATCTGCTACTATTACTGTGTCTTGTGGGAAGCGTTCCTGGTATAATCTTGCCAGTTCCTCATCCCACTCAACAGCAGTAACCTCAACGTCTGTTACTTCATCCCACTTATATCTATTGCCACCTAAACAAGCGTATAAGTTTAGTATCTTCATATTACTTCTTCTTTCTTGTATATAGTGTATCCGTTTTCTTTTAGGAGTTGTATCGCTTCCTTTATTTTTTCTTGTTCTATTCTGTAACTGTCAAATATGTAGTTATGTATTACCATTGTTTTTTGTTTAAATTATAATCGCTTAAGGGTGCTTCCCCATTTTCTTCTAATTCTTTTTGTAAATTGGCTAAGGCTCTCCAAGCTACTTTGGCACTATGCCTTACTAAGTCTGTGTCTATTTCTCCAGCTTCCATCAAGTGCCTTGTTAAAGCGTCTAACTCATCCCCACTCTTTGACCTATCCCAATGTAAAGTTTCGTTTGGGTGGTGCTGTTGGTTGCCTATCCAAGATGTTTTAGCTACTTCTCTTATTGCATCTGGGAAGTATTTTAGCACCCCACTAAATACTGGCATTTGTTTTCTGTTTGTTTCTTTTAATCCAAAATCTAACATTTCGTTGTAATCAAAGTCATCATCATAAACACCAGCCTTTTGTTCTTCATAGGCTAACTCTTCTTGTTCTGTCATTGTGTAGGCGGTTTCTGTTCCGCTTATGTAATCAATCCTCTGACTTCTCTTCTTCATTGTCTTTGTCTATTATTAGTTTTAGTGCTTCTATCTGTACATACATTTGAGCAACTATGTTTTCAAGTCTTAGTATGCGTTGTATCTGTGTGTGTTTCTTTTGTTTCATTTATTCTGCTTTATTTAAAATGTAATGTAAAGTGCCTTTACTGCTTATGTTAAACTCTGCCATAGTTTTTTTGTAGGACTTTACTTTTTTATAAAAGTCTTTTACATTATTTGCATTGTATTTACGCCAGTATGAAGTTGCTAATTTAGCGTGTGCTATTCTATCTTTTTTGTTTCTATCCATAGCGTTATCGTGTTGTGTGCCTATCGCTATATTATCAATAGAATTATCTAAAGGATTTCCATTTAGATGCCTACACACAATACCTTTTTTATAAATATCTTCTCCATACTTTTGATATGCTTGTAGCCTATGAACTAAACAATTTATATAACCATTTTTAATTCTAATTTTAATTTTATAATACCCATTACTTAAAGAGCCAACACGTTTTCCTTTTAACCCTATTAAATCTCCTTTTTCATTTACCCTATAACCTAAGTTGTATGCTGTTATTTCGTTTCTATTAAAGTTGCTCATTTTGTTTTTGTTTTTATGTTATTATTATAATTCCCCAGTTAAGCAATAGTTATCTAAGTCTGCACCCTCTATGAAGAACTTGTTGTATAAGTTAAGTGCTTTCTCTACTTTCTCTTCGCCCCTGAAGTAAAACTCTTCTGAGCAGTTAAAGATGCCTATGTCTAAGCTACCTTTGTCTAACACCAGAAAATAGAAGTCTTTGTATTCTTTGTTGAATAGATTGCAATATAAATAGCATTGTACATCGTATCCATACTTGTTGGCACTCCAGCTAAAGTCCTTTATGTTTGTGGTGGTTTTTAAATCTACTATCCTATTAGTGGCTAACACATCTGCCTTGCCTCTGAATGGCATTGTAAAATCTCCAGCACTAACATTATCTATTGCTGGTATTTCAAACTCTGCCTTAGTTATTAGTTCCTTTGCGTGTTCGTTGCGATAGAACGCATCTACAAGCCTTTCTGCTTCGCCTCGTTCCTTTGCGGTGTAAACACTTCCAAACTCTTCTTTGGCTTCTTTAAACTTCTTTGTGTTTCTGCTCTGTACCTCTACAAACTTTTGAGAGGCAAATTTCTCTGGCTCAAGGATTGCCCAATGAAACAAAGCACCAGCTCTTAAAGCTGCGCTATCCCCACCCCCATACTTCAAGCTAAAGTTATACGTCTTAGGACTTGATAGAAGCTGTTTAAGGCTACTGCTACTAAGCGCAAGGGTGTTTAGTTCCCCATAGTAAAAAGTGTCATCTTCCATACGCTTAAGCAGTTCTGCTTTGTCGTAATACTTGTTGTCTAATAGTTTTATCTTATCCATATTATTCAAGGTCATAGTTATA